GACATCAGCGAACGGGAGGTGTACCACCATGAAAACGGATAAGCCAGTTTCGGCAGTCTGCCCACTTTGCGGAAAGCCGTATTCCGGTGTGCCGGCACTTTCCAGAACGGACAACCAAATGCCCATTTGCCCGGACTGCGGTATTCGGCAGGCACTGGAAAGCATCGGCGTTTCCACGGAGGAACAGGAGAAAATCCTGTTTGTAATGCACCGAAAGTTCCCCATGTAACCGCCCTGTGTGGGCTTTCAGAACACTTGCCGGAAACTTGCCCAAAGTCAAAATCAGCCCCACACAGACGAACTGTGTGGGGCTTGGTTGATGGCTGTGATTTTCCGAGATACCTTTTCCATTGTACTGTATTTTACCATAGAAAAGCAAGTTTATCCAGTGTCAGATCCACCAAATATACAGCGGAAATATCGCCTTATGTTCTGTACATTTAGCCACTTGCTATACGCCGAAAGGTATGGTAATATACAGTTACCGAAAGGGAAAACAACCAAAAAAACGGAGGAAAAACACAATGATAGCATACGGAATCGCAAAGGCAAGAGCAATGGCAAACAGAACGGACTGGAACGAAAGAACCGAAATCACAAAGGCGGTCATCACTTGGTTCGATGCGGACTACGAATACGAACTGGAGATTGAAAACGAGGACAGGATGGACAACGAGGAGTTCACTGCATGGGTTGAGGAAAACGCAGAAAGCCTTGCAAAGGCAGATGCCGAGGAAAACGGAACGACCTTTGAGGGAATCGACGGCATCGACTTTACGGAAAAGGAAATCGATGACGATGCCCTTTTCGATGAGGAGTACGAAAACGCCTGCGAATTTGAATGGGTGACTCCCCACGGGGTGGGGAGATGTCCCGAAGGGACGGGCACCTGTTAGGTGTGCCAGACCGGACGGTAATCCAAAACCCATAGCCCAAGGCCAAAGCCCCGAAAGGGGCTGCGGCTCGTACAGCCGCTGTGTTGCCCTTGTCCGGCGTGGTTTTGTTTCCTCCAAGTGGTTTTCCCTTTCCCACAAATGCCCCACACAGGGCAACGTGGGGCTTGCTTTTTTGGTTGGTATCATACACAATTTTCTGCCTTCCTCTTTGTGCAGAATATGCCGGAAATTTCGTTGACTTCTCCTTTGGTTTATGGTAATATACATCATGCCGAATGGCAAAAACAACGAAAACTGGAGGAAAAAACAATGTGGACAGAAGGAACAATTCAGGTAGGAACAAGCACTTTTCACTACTGGGTGAAACATTACGAGGAGCCTTCCATTTTTGGATATGAGGAAGGCAGAGCCTCGAAAATCTCCCTGCGGCGGAATGGCAAAACGGTGTTCAATTTTGACCGGGGCATGGATATTCCGCCGGAGGATGAAGAAACCGAAACTGCACTGGCGATCCTACTGAAACAGTACAACTGATTTTTCCAAAACCGAATTCCACGAGCCGGAGCCGAAAGGCTCTGGCGGTCGTACCGAAAAAATTTCTATTGGTGTATCCTACACAAGAAAACAGCGAAATTTCTTTGATTTTTATGTCTGTTTCGCCGCTTGCTATCCTTGCTTTTGTATGGTAATATGGTTACAATGGAAATGGAATCTCGATTAAAGAACTGCCCCATGAGGGCGTTAAAATAAATGATGCAGACTTGCTTTTCAGCAGGTCTTTTTTGTTACCTGGGAGGTGAATACAATGGCTCGATTCAAACCGACACGCTTTATGGCGGAAGATTCCAAGTACAATAAAAAGGCGGCAGATTATGCTGTTTCCTTTATCGAATGCCTTAGCCATACCAAAGGCACATGGGCGGGAAAGAAATTTGAACTGCTGGACTGGCAGGAACAGATAATCCGTGACCTGTTCGGAATCCTGAAACCGAATGGCTATCGGCAATTTAATACAGCATATATTGAAATTCCGAAAAAAAATGGCAAATCAGAGCTTGCCGCTGCGGTTGCCCTGCTGCTCACCTGTGGCGATGGCGAAGAACGTGCGGAGGTGTATGGCTGTGCTGCCGACCGTCAACAGGCTGCCATTGTTTTTGATGTAGCTGCCGACATGGTGCGAATGTGCCCTGCCCTTTCCAAGCGAGTGAAGATCCTGACCTCACAAAAGCGTATCGTGTACATCCCGACCAACAGCTTCTATCAGGTGCTTTCTGCTGAAGCCTATAGCAAACATGGTTTCAACATTCACGGGGTTGTGTTTGATGAACTGCATACGCAGCCGAACCGAAAGCTGTTTGATGTTATGACCAAAGGTTCCGGCGATGCCAGAATGCAGCCTTTGTACTTCCTGATTACCACTGCCGGAACGGACACCAACAGCATCTGCTATGAAGTTCACCAAAAAGCAAAGGACATTCTGGAAGGCAGAAAGCATGATCCGACTTTCTATCCGGTTATCTATGGAGCAGATGAATCCGAGGACTGGACTGACCCAAAGGTGTGGAAAAAGGCAAACCCAAGTCTGGATAAAACCATTGGAATGGATAAGGTGGTGGCTGCGTGTAATTCTGCAAAGGAGACTCCCGGCGAAGAGAACGCCTTTCGGCAACTGCGTTTGAATCAGTGGGTAAAACAGGCTGTTCGTTGGATGCCAATGGAAAAGTGGGACAAATGCAAGGTTGCCTTTGATGAATCTGAACTGGAAGGAAGAATCTGCTACGGTGGACTTGACCTTTCCAGCACAACGGATATTACAGCATTTGTTTTGGTGTTTCCGCCAACGGAAGAAGATGAACATTACTACGTTATGCCTTACTTCTGGTTGCCTGAGGAAACATTGCCTCTCCGTGTAAGGCGTGATCATGTTCCTTACGATGTGTGGGAGCGGCAGGGCTATCTGAAAACTACGGAGGGCAATGTTGTCCACTATGGTTTTATCGAAAACTTCATCGATGAACTGGGGCAGAAATTTCACATCAAAGAGATTGCTTTCGACCGTTGGGGTGCGGTGCAGATGTCACAGAATCTGGAGGGGCTTGGTTTTACGATGGTGCAGTTCGGGCAGGGTTACAAAGATATGTCACCACCGACCAAAGAACTGATGAAGCTGACCTTGGAACAGACGCTTGCCCACAACGGGCATCCGGTTTTAAGGTGGATGATGGACAATATCTTCATTCGCCGTGATCCTGCCGGAAACATCAAGCCGGACAAAGAAAAATCCACAGAGAAGATTGACGGTGCGGTTGCCATGATTATGGCTCTTGACCGTGCAATTCGCTGTGGATGTGCTTCTGATGAGTCGGTTTATGATTTGAGGGAGATGCTGGTGTTATAGGTTTGATTATCTTTGCAAACTGGAATTTATTGGTGTGGTTTATACCAAATATCTATTTCTTCTTTTTCTGGAATTTCAAACAGAGAAGAAACTTTATTTAGTAATCCCTCATTAACATAAAAACTTGATCCGCCATTTCCAGATATGACTTCATTATTTCTTTTTTCAATATTTTCATACCAAGTCTTATCATCAATATCAATATAATGCATTTCTACCAAAACCCCATTATTTTCTCCATATCTTTTTATTTCTTTCCTGTTTTCTTTCGTCCAAAATCCCCAATCTAAAATTACAGTGCATCCTGCATTTACAATTTCCACTGCTTTTTTTCTTAAATATAAATTAACTCTTATAGCAAATTCATCATAGCCGTCACCTTGTTGATTATTTGTTAAATCATAGGTTACTTCATCTGTAGATAAAATCACAGCATGCTCTTGTTCTTTTAATCGATTAGCATAATATGTTTTACCACAACCAATCTTTCCACATATACAAAGTAATTTTGCCATAACACACCTCACTTACAACTTCCGATTTGTAGAGCAACTGCTCTGCATTCTGTTTAGCATATTATACCACACCCTTGTCCCTAAAGTCAAGAAAGGAGTTTGATTCTCATGGGTATTTTCACAGGACTATTCAAGTCCAGAGATAAGCCGACTAACAGCTATGATAGCCCGTCCTACACATATTTCTTTGGGCGAGCAAACAGCGGTAAACGTGTCACCGACAGAACAGCATTGCAGCATATTGCGGTTTATGCCTGCGTGAGGGTTTTGTCTGAAGCAATTGCTCAACTGCCGCTTCATGTGTACAAATATAACGAGAAAGGAAAAGAGCGAGTACCGCAGCATCCGCTCTATTTTTTGCTCCACGATCAGCCAAATCCGGAAATGACATCCTTCGTATTCCGAGAAACCTTAATGTCCCATCTGCTGATTTACGGCAATGCCTATGCACAGATTATCCGAAATGGCAGAGGTGATGTATTGGGACTGTATCCTCTGATGCCTGACAAAATGAAGGTTGACCGTGATGAAAAAAACCGCCTGATATACATTTACAGCCGTTACGATGAGGCAAATCCGAATCTGAAAGAACAGGGCGACATCGTTCTTTATGCTGATGAAGTTCTGCATATTCCGGGTTTAGGATTTGACGGACTGGTTGGATATTCGCCGATTGCACTTGCCAAAAATGCAATCGGCATTTCTATTGCCTGTGAAGAATATGGAGCATCGTTTTTTGGAAACGGTGCTTCACCAAGTGGCGTGTTAGAACACCCCGGAGTAATCAAAAATCCGGAACGTGTGCGTGATGCCTGGCAAAGAGCCTATGGCGGAAGAAACGCTCACAAGGTCGCAGTCCTCGAAGAGGGCATGAAATTTACACCCATTGCAATTCCCAATAATGAAGCACAGTTTCTGGAAACTCGAAAGTTTCAGATTGAAGAGATTGCAAGAATGTACAGAGTGCCACTCCATATGATCGGCGACCTTGACCATGCAACATTCAGTAACGTAGAGCATTTATCCCTTGATTTCGTCAAATATAGCCTCGATCCTTGGATTGTCCGATGGGAGCAGTCATTGCAGAAAGCACTTCTTTCTGATTCTGAAAAAGGACAGTATTTCGTGAAATTCAATGTAGACGGACTTCTGCGTGGCGATTATGCTTCCCGTATGCAGGGCTATGCTACTGCAAGACAAAACGGCTGGATGTCGGCGAATGACATCCGTGAAAAGGAAGATATGAATTTGATTCCTGATGAAGATGGAGGTAACCTGTACCTCGTAAATGGCAGCTTTACCAAACTCGCAGATGCAGGAGCGTTTGCAAATCAAAATTCAGAAAAGGAGGAGAAAACCAAATGAAGAAATTCTGGAACTTTATCCAAAACGAAGATACATCGGAAACAGAGCTTTTGTTTAATGGCCCTATCTCTGAAGATACTTGGTGGGGCGATGTGCGCTCGGATAGGGTGTAAGTAAATGTGAAATTGGTAACACACAGAATAGGTAATTCTGTAAGCGACCCAACTAACCGAAAGGCGAAAGCTGATACGGGAACATAGCACGTTGGGGAAGCGGTAAGTTTCTTAAAGGCAATCAAGAACGACTGAACCGCAACGCTAAGCAGATAAGAGGATAAAACTGTATTTGTTGAATGTGAGTTTCAAGTCCCAGTTAACCAATGGTTAAGGAAATTTGCCTGATACCTTAAATATGAATGCGATTTGTTATCGTCTCCAATAAATTATTGCCTCAATATTCATATGACGTGCAAGAGAACTTGTGCAAACGAAACGAAAGCATATCCGACAATCTGCAACCAGTTATTTACACTAACCGAGGATACCCTAAAGGTCAATGCTGAAAAGCTATGATTTAAGAATCTGAATATGACCCAAGGGTACGGAGTTTCCATAGTAGTCCGAGGACGGTAACACCGTCTGCATGGCGAAGGGAAACAGTTGTTATGGTCAAAAATGAAGAAAGTTAGGGAGGAAAACCTCAATGGCTGAAATGCAACCAACAACCGAAATTTTGACGAGAATAAGCAAAAACTCATTGAACAATAAAGATGAAGTGTTTACACGTCTGTTCAGATATTTATTGCGGGAGGATATATGGTTTGAAGCATACAGAAATCTGTATGCAAATAATGGTGCATCAACAAAAGGTGTAAATGATGACACTGCCGACAGCTTTAGTGAAAGAAAAATACAGAAAATCACAGAACAGCTGAAAAACGGCAAATTTAATCCAACGCCAGTAAGACGCACATATATACAAAAAAAGAATTCTGATAAAATGCGTCCACTTGGTATTCCGACATTTACAGACAAACTTGTACAGGAAGCTGTACGCATGATTTTAGAAGCAGTATATGAACCTATATTTCATGAATGTTCTCATGGTTTCAGACCAAACAGGAGCTGTCATACTGCTTTAAAAAGTCTGCGTATGAAATTTACAGGTGCAAAATGGTTCATAGAGGGTGACATCAAGGGCTGTTTTGACAATATTAACCATGATATACTGATAGGAATACTGAACAAAAAAATCAAAGACGCAAGATTAATACAGCTTATTCAACAATTTCTGAAAGCAGGCTATCTTGAAGACTGGATATATCACAGGACATACAGCGGTACACCGCAGGGAGGAATCATTTCTCCCATACTGGCAAATATCTATCTGCATGAACTGGATAAGTTTGTAGAAAATCTAAAAGAGGAATTTGATAAACCGAGCAAAGAAAAGTATACTCCCGAATACCGAAAAGCAAAATATCAGACAGAAAAAGCACGAAAAGCAATCAGAGAGTGCGACCCACAGGATTATGAGCGAAAAAAACAGCTAATTAAAAATTTGAAAGCAGTCCGCAGTGTTCAGCTTAAAACTCCATGCAAATCACAGACAGACAAAAAAATTCAATATATTCGTTATGCTGATGATTTTATTCTATCAGTAAATGGAAGTCGTGAAGAATGCATCGAAATAAAAAAGAAGCTGTCACAATACATCAGCGAGGTGCTTAAAATGCAGCTCAGTGATGAGAAAACGCTGATAACTCACAGCAGTAATCATGCAAGATTTTTAGGTTACGACATCAGTGTAAGAAGAAATGCCAAAATTAAAAGCAAAAATGGCGGAGTTTCATTGAGAACATTGAATAATAAGGTTGAACTTTTAATTCCATTAAAGGAAAAAATCAACCGTTTCATGTTCGATAAAGGTGTCATCTTTCAAAAAAAGGATGGCTCTCTGTTTCCTACTCATCGCAGCTATATGATACATATGTCAGACCTTGAAATCATATCAACATACAATTCAGAGCTGAGAGGAATCTGCAATTATTACAATTTAGCAAGTAATTACTGCCAATTGCGTTACTTTGCTTATCTAATGGAATATAGCTGTCTGAAAACACTGGCGGCAAAACATAATACCAAGATTTCAAAGATAATAGCAAAGTTTAAAGACGGAAAAGGCGGATGGGGAATCCCATACGAAACTAAAAGCGGTAAAAAACGCTGTTATTTTGCTAAATACTCTGATTGCAAAGACTCAAAAGATGGTACGGACAATATCTCAAACGCAGCCGTAATATATGGCTATTCAAGAAATACACTTGAAGAACGCTTAAAAGCAAAGGTTTGCGAACTGTGTGGGGACACAAATGCAGAATACTATGAAATTCATCACGTTCATAAAGTGAAAGACCTGAAAGGTAAAAACGATTGGGAACGTGCAATGATAGCCAAAAGGCGAAAAACATTGGTGTTATGCAGGAATTGCCACCATAAAGTTCATAATCAATGAGTTGATTTTATTTTATATAACAATGGAGAGCCGTGTACTCCGAGAGGGGTAAGCACGGTTCGGTGAGGGGTCTGTATAAACCTACTATGGAAACATAGCAAGGCGATACTTTCCTACTCTACGAAGTGACACCTGCTTTGTTTCGTGATGAACTCTCAAAAGTCAGCGGAAACTTGACAGTCTGGCTGAACTCGCCGGGCGGCGATGTGTTCGCTGCAAGTCAGATT